GGGCGCTGAATGGCGCGGAGGGTTCAAGACGTTGGGAGACAACCGATGAGCCAGGTTCGGAGGGGTCGCTGCGGAGATCCAGGGCCCTATGAAGCGCACTGCACCGACTACCCGGGGCACCGGTACAGCTGCTACGACGCGGGCGAGGATGTGTCGTTCAACCACCGGCAGGACTTCTGCCACGACTGCGACGATCCCGCCTGCGACCGTCAGCACTTCACCAACGAGGGGGACTGATGTACAAGCGATGCACGACGGTCGTCGAAGGTGGGCACGGCGGACCTCACGAGCCCATCACCGGCGACGTCGAGTTCAGTGACATCTTCAACATCCCGCGCGTCCACGACGGCGAGCTGATCCGCATCCGGCGCGGCGACCGCACCACATGGGTGCCCATCGCCCGGGTGATCTCAATCGAGGAGGTGCCGAGTGTCTGACGACGTGCGCGCCGACGCGCGCGAGCTGCTCGACGACATCACCCCGGGACCCTGGTGCGTCAAGGACGGGTTCGTCTACCCGTTCAGTCTCCGAGTCGGGCTCGGCGCCCTGAGACTCCCAGACGCCGAGTTCCTGGCTGCGGCACCTGATCTCGTCCGGCGACTCGACGACGAGCTCGAGCTTGCATACGGTCAGGGGACAATGGCCGGCGCCGCCCTGGGGCTCCGGATGGACGAATCGCTCGCCGGTGCGGCCGACCGTGTCGCTGAACGCCTCGGGACCGCGCTCGACCTGTTGTCGCAGCTGCACCGTGCGTCCCAGTACAGCGACAGCGTCGACGAGGGGTTCTTGCGCGAGGTCGGCGAGTTCCTCGGCGGCGGTGGTGCCTGATGGCCGGCCACGGTGGCGCTCGCAATCGGTCGGGGCCGAAGCCGCAGATGCACTCGGCGCGCTCGGATCTGCGCGATGTCCGGGCGCTGAAGCTGCCTGTCGCCGGGTACGCCGGCGACTTTCCGCCGTTGTCTGATCTGCTGACCGAGACGACGGAGCGCGAGGGCATCGTGTGGGCCGATCTCTGGCGCACGCCGCAGGCCGCGCAGTGGGCGCGTGAGCGGTGGCGGTGGCGGTCGGTCGCGATGTATGTCCGGTGGGTGGTTCGGTCCGAGGACAAGGAGGCGACGGCGGCGACGATCAACGCGGCGCAGCGCCTCGCGGACCAGATCGGTCTGACGCCGGCGGGCCTGAAGGAGAACGGCTGGCTGATCGTCGCCGACGACTCGACGTCGAACCCGGACCAGCAGGAGAAGCAGACGACCGCCAAGCGCAAGACGGCGGCGAACACCTCGGGCGCGGCGCGTACCAACGGCGGCGGCAAGCAGATGCGCTCGCTCTCCGGTCGCCGTGACTGACGCTCCGGAGTGGTCGGTCAACTTCCCCACCCTCGGCCACCTGCACGACAAGTGGGTGCGCGCGCACTGCACGGTGCCCGACGGTTTCGACCAGGGCCAGCCGTTCGTCTGGTCTGACGGTCAGTTCTGGTGCGCGGCGAACCATTACCGGGTACGGAAGTCTGCGCGGTGGCGTGAGTCGAAACCGATGCTCGCGGAGGCCTTCACGTATCGCCGCTCGTTGATCGTCGGACCGCAGAAGTCGGGCAAGGGTCCGTGGTCAGCGTCGGTCGTCGCAGTCGAGGCGGTCGGCCCGTCGCTGTTCGCCGGTTGGGCGGACGAAGACGACGGGTACGCGTGCTCGGACTGGGGTTGCGGCTGCGGATTCGAGCACCCGTACGTCGAGGGCGACCCGATGGGGATGCCGCATCCGTCGCCACTGATCCAGCTGACCGCGACGTCCGAGGACCAGGTCGACAACGTGTACCGGCCGCTGCGGTCGATGATCCGCATGGGGCCGCTGTCCGACCTGATGCTGATCCGCGAGGGATTCATCAGGCTCCCGGGCGAGGACAACCGCATCGACATCGTGACGGCGTCGGCGAACTCCCGACTGGGTAACCCGATCTCGTTCGGCCTGCACGACGAGAACGGTTTGTACACAAAGGAAAACAAGCTGATCAAGGTCGCCGAGACTCAGCGCCGTGGCGCGGCCGGCATGGGTGGCCGCACGATGGCGACGACGAACTGCTGGGACCCGGCCGAGAACTCAGATGCACAGAAGACGTGGGAATCTCGCGCGAAAGACGTGTTCAAGTTTTACGAACGGCCACCGGCCTCGCTGAAATGGACCGACCGCCGCGAGCGCCGCGAGATCCTGAAGTACGTCTACCGGCACAGCCCGTGGGTCACGATCCCCTCGATCGAGGCCGAGGTCGACGAGCTGATGGAGCGCGACCCGGCCCAGGCCGAACGATTCTTCGGAAACCGACTGGTGTCCGGTATGGGCGCGTGGCTCGAGGATGGCCTGTGGGAGCGTGCATATGCCGGCGCGTGAGATGCGGTGGTTGCCGAACCCGCCTCGAGGCACACAGATCTGCGCAGGGTTCGACGGCTCGGAGTTCGACGACTGGACGGCACTGAAGTGCCGCACCCGCGCCGGGCGCCTGTTCACTCCGCGCTACGGCCCGGACCGGCGGCCGACTATCTGGAATCCCGACGAGTGGGGCGGCGAGATCCCGCGCGCGGAGGTGAAGGTCGCAGTCGCCGAGGTGTTCTCGACGTGGCGTGTGGCGCGCATGTACTGCGACCCGCATGGCTGGTACTCCGAGATCGGCGAGTGGGCCGAGGAGCACGGCGAGAAGCGAGTCGTTGAGTGGGCGACGAACCGCGACAAGGCGATGTTTGAGGCGATCAAGCGCATGGAGACCGACCTGCGGACTCGCGTCACGACACACGACGGTTGCCCGATCACGACGCTGCACGTATCGAATGCGCGCAAGGTGGCGCGGAACTCGCAACGCTACGGCCTCGGCAAACCGGTCGGTGAGTATCACCGCAAGATCGACGCCGCCGTGGCGTCGGTGCTGGCTGGCGAGGCCGCAGGAGATGCGACCAGCACGCCCGGCGGATGGGATATCGCAGCGCCCGCCCAGATTTCGACAGTGATGTACGGATTCAGTTGACCCGCAACGACTCAGGAAGGAGACGAGCGTGGACAGAGCACAGGACTTCCTGATGATCGGTGTGTCGGCACTCGCGGCCGCAGAGAAGAACTTCGATCGCCGAAAAGACAACTACGAGGGACGCCAGAGCCTCCCGTACGCACCCGAGGGTGTGTCTGACGAGTACCGCGAACTCCAACGCCAGTCGATCGCGAACTGGCTCGCGACAGCGATGAATGCGCCAGTGCAGCGCATGGAGGCCGAGTCGATCACCGGCCCTGATGGCAAGCCCGACACGGATGCCTGGAATGTGTTCGTTGGCGCTGACCTCGAGACTCGGCAGAAGATCGTCTACACCTCGATGATGGTGCAAAGTCGCGGCGTCGCCTCGGTGTCCCGCACCAACACTGTCGGCCAGGCTCGGGTGTCGATCGAGTCCGGCCGGCGCGTGTATCTGCACGCCGATCCGGAGGACCCGTTTACTCATCAGTTCGCGGTGAAGACGTGGATGGAGAACGAACGCCCATCTTCGGGTCTGTGGGTGCCGAACTCTGCGCTGGTCCACGCGGGCGTCAAGCAGGTGGCCGTGGTCTACGACCACACCGAGTGCGTGCGATTCGAGAAGCCGGGCTCGACTGCGATCGGCGGATGGAAGCAAGTGCGCACCACCCGGCACGGTTTGGGCGACATACCGTTCGTTGAGTTCGGTTCTAACCTCGATGAGGACGGTGTGCCGCACTCGGCAATCGACCAGCTGATTCCGATGCAGGACGCGCTCAACACGATCCGGTTCAACACACTGCTGGCGATGCAGTTCTCCGCATACCGGCAGCGCGTCGCGACCGGATACGACCCGGTGCTCCGTGACGCAAACGGCGAGATCGTCTACGTACGGGACGCGCAGGGCAATCAGATCGTGGGCGTCGATGGCCAACCGGTGCCCCAGCTCCGCCAGGCCGGGCGCGTCAGTGTCGATCGGCTGTTGGTGTTTCCGGGCAAAGACACGAAGGTGTTCGACCTCCAAGAGTCGAATCTCCAGAACTACGTGACCGTGTACACCCGATTCCTCACCGACCTGTTCTCCAAGGCGCAGGTGCCGCCGCAATACGCACTCGACAAGATGAGCAACCTCTCCGGGGATGCGCTCGCCGGCGCCGACCACACGTTGACGTCGCTCGTCGCCGATCTGAAGCGTGAGGCGAACTCGGGTATGCGGAAGCTGTTGCGCCTGACCGACGTCGCGCGCGGCCGCGAACCGCAGAACCGCACGATCACGTGGGCCGACACCGAGCCGAAGAGCTTCGCGCAGATCGTCGACGGCGTCGTGAAGCTCATCGCGGCCGGATTCCCGATGCAGGACGCGTTCGACATGCTGCCCGGCTCGACACCGGCGAAGGTCGAACGGTGGATGGAGCACTACCAGCAGGAGCAGGCCGACAAATTCAGTGCGCAGATGCTCGAGGCGTTCACCTCTGATCTCGGCGTCGAGGCTCAACCGCCGCAGCAGCAGCTGCCCTCGGCTGGCTGATGCCGGTACCTCCGGAGGCGCAACGGTTCTACGCAGACCAGCGCCGCCTCGCTGCGCGTGCGCTCGCGGCGGGGGCGGAGGTGTGGGGCGATCGCCCGCCGGCGGACTTCGACGCGTGGTTCGCCAGGAACTCCCCGGATCTCGTCGACCTGGTGACGTCGGCGCAGTCTGCGGTCATCGATCGCAGCCTGGAGTACGTGCCGACGGTGCTCGCCGAGCAGGGCGCCCGCATCACGCCCGACGTCGACGTGGACGCGTCACCGTTGGTGGGTGTGGCCGGTGATGGCCGGCCGATCGATTCGCTGCTGTACGGATCGGTGATCCACGCGAGGTCGGCGATCGCGAAGAATCCCGAGCACCCGGTCGTGGTGCGCGATGGGTGGGCGCAGGCGGGGCGCTCGGCGCTGCTGCTGCGGATGCAGACGGTCATCGCCGACACCTCGCGCGCGGCGACCGGGTTGTCGGCGGTGTCGCGGCCGCGGGTGATGTACACGCGCCTGCTGGTGGGGTCGTCGTGCTCGAGGTGCGCGATCCTCGCGGGCCGCAAGTACAGGGCGGCGACGGCGTTTCTGCGTCACCCGGGGTGCGACTGCCGACACATCCCGGTCCCGGAGCGCTCCGGTCACGGCGATGAGGTCCTGGACCCGCAAGCATTCTTCAACTCACTCACGCGCGACGAACAAGATCGCAAGTTCACCAAGGCTGGCGCGCAGGCGATCCGCGATGGCGCCGACCCGGCGCAGGTGGTCAACGCGCGCCGCGGTGCGGGTCTGAACTTCGCGTCGGGGAAGATCACCGACGCCGAGGCCGCGGCGATCCGCGGGGGACGCAAGCGCGCCAAGGCGACGCTGACGACGACCGAGGGCACGACTCGGCGTGGACGCGCATACCGGGCGAACAAGGGCGGCGGGCCACCACCGCAGCGGTTGATGCCCGAGGCGATCTATCAGGCGGCGCGCTCGAGGGATGAGGCGATCGCGCTGCTCGAGCGGCACGGCTACATCCAGGGCTCACCGCCCAAGCCGCCGAAACCGCCGGTGCCGGGCCAGTCGTTCTCCGACGGTGGCGAGTGGGCGTCGTGGCTGAAGTTCAGCGGCAACGTCTCCGCGGCTGAGCGGGCGGAGACGTTCGCCGCGCTCGGTCGAGTGCCGGCGCACGTGCGGTCACGCCTAGCAGCTGAAGGCCTGCGGTTCGTCGTCGGGCGCACGCTGTCGGACCTACCCGACGCGGATCTGGTGTCGAAGTGGTCGGGCCGACTGAGCGGCGACGGTCGTCCGCTCGAGACGACGTCGTTCTACTCGGCGAGCGACCGTGCGGTGGTGGTCACCCGAGACGGCGAGCACGGCTCGGTGTCGGTGGAGGCTCACGAGTACGGCCACGCCGTCGATGACATGTTCCTGCGGAGTGACCCGGTAGCGGTCGTGATGCAGGACCAGGGCGCCGAGGGTCTCCTGCCGCCGATGCGGGCTGTCGCACAGCGACCGAGGACCGCGGTGGTCGTCCGGATCATGGACGACCCGTACGTGATGTGGGGTCACGAGCGGGTCCGCAAGACACAGGCTCAGAACTACTACCGCAACGGCGGCTATGGATCGGCGGCATCCGGCCGCAGCGAGTGGGTGGCCGAGGGATACGCGGCGGCACTTCAGGGTGACCGCGCCGCGCTGCTCCGGATCTCTGGTGGCGACGAACAGGCGGCGGATATGCTGATGTGGTCATTTCGTCGATTGGGGGTGTTGTCATGATCCTGCCGGTGTTGGTGCTGGGTGATGGCCGCTACCTGACGGTGGCCGGCGAGGTGGTCGAAGCTCGTCGGACGTTCACGGCCGAGGAGGCCGAGTTGTACCGGTCGCTGTCGGATGACTGGGATCCCGAACTCGAGGCGGCGCCCGGTGATGCGGTGCGTCTGACCGACGAGCACCGTGGAGAGTGGGAGGAGTCCGCCCGCCGCGGCGGTCACACCCTCTCCGAGCTGCTCGTCCCGGATCTCGACACGCTCTGACACACGCGCGCGCCATGGTTGCGCGCCGAGTTATCCACAGGCATACTGTGTCCGTTGGTTCCCTCATGCCCACAGGGCGTGAGGGTTTCGTCATTTCAGAGGCTCGTTCGGCGTGACGCTGGCGGGTCTCTTCTCGTCTCCGCGCTAGATGCGCGGGACATTCTCGCCGGGAGATCCGGCACTTCACCACTTCCGAGATGGAGGACCCCCCATGCGCTTTACCTATGCCCATCGTCGTGCCGCGATGCTGTTGCCCCCGAACGACGGAGGCGGAGCTGGCGGAGCAGGTGGCCAGGGCGGAGGTGACGGCGGGGGTGCTGGCGGTGGTGCTGGCGCGGACGGTTCCGGCAGCGGATCCGGTTCGGGCGGCGGCGGTTCCGGTTCGGGTGCAGGGGATGGCGCCGGAGCAGACATCGGTGACGGCGACGACCAGTTCAAGACGGTCCACTCGAAGAAGGCCGTTCTCGGCGACCTGAACAAGGCGCGCGACGAGAACACGACGCTGAAGCAGCGAATCGCGGAGCTGGAGAACGCCGGCAAGCCGAAGGATCAGCAGGAGCGCGAGGCCCAGGAGGCCAAAGCTCGAGCCGAGTCGGCGAACGCACGGTTCGCCGCGCAGGCGAAGGCAGCAGCGGATGCCGGTCTCAACGATCTGTCGTGGGTGCGACGCATCGCGGGCTCGACGCCCGAGGAGATGCTCGCCGACGCGCAGGCACTGAAGAAGGACCTCGACGAACGCAACTCGGCTGGACAGACCACCGACGGCGCGGGCACGAAGGGTTCCGGCAGCGCGATCGACACGGCGACGCCCGGCGTCGGACGCCTCGAGGCGCACTACGCCAGCCAGAACAAGAGCAACTGAACTTCCCGGTGGCCATAGCCCTCGGGTTCACCAGATAAGAAAGGACACAGCGCTATGGCTGTCACTCTCGCCCAGGCGGCGGTGCTCTCGACCGATCAGCACTCGCGAGGCATTCACGAGATCTTCGTGCAGGAGTCGCCGGTCCTCGACCGGCTGCCTCTGATGGAGATCGCGGGCAATGCCTACGCATACGACCTCGAGGCCACGCTGCCCGGCGTCGCGTTCCGCGGCGTGAACGAGGCATACGTCGAGTCGACGGGCACGTTCAACCAGCTGACCGAGCGACTGGTCATCCTCGGTGGCGACGCCGATGTCGATCGGTTCATTCAGCAGACCCGATCGGACCGCTACAGCCAGCGCGCCGAGCAGGACAAGCTGAAGGTCAAGGCCATCAGCTACAAGTTCAACGATCACTTTTTCAACGGCGACACCGCCGTGGACACAAAGGGATTCGACGGACTGAAGAAGCGTCTCGTCGGCAACCAGGTCATCGACGCCGGCACCAACGGCATCCCGATCGTCGGCAACGGCGGCTCCGACGCCTACACGTTCTTCGACAAGCTCGACGAGCTCCTCGCCGCGTGCCCGAACGCTGACGCCATGTACGCCAACCGTCAGGTTCGCGCCAAGACTCTGTCCGCGGGCCGGCGCCTCGGTGGCGTCGAGATGGTCAAGGAGGACATCACCGGCAAGCGCGTCGTGATGTATCAGGGCGTGCCGATGCTCGACCCGGGCGACAATCTCGCCGGCGGGCAGATTCTGCCGCAGACCGAGACGATGGGCTCGGCCAGCGATACCTCGTCGGTGTACGCAGTGCGCTTCGGCGGTTCCGACGGCGATCAGGCCGTGACCGGCCTGACCAACGGCGGCGTGATGGTCGACGACCTCGGCCAGCTCCAGGAGAAGCCCGCACTGCGGACTCGCATCGAGTTCTACTGCGGCGTCGCACTGTTCGGCGGCAAGGCCGCAGCCCGTCTGCGCGGCGTCCGCAACGGCTGATCCCCCGGCGTCACATCCACTTCAGGAGAAGGAGCCATCATGGCAGACAACACCACGCTCGACGACGATGTCACCAAGCCGTCGGTGACCGAGCCCGGTGACGGCCCGGCCGACACCACCGATCCGGACGAGATCGCGACGTCGGTGACGCCGGACCCGGGCGAAGAGGCGGTGAAGGTCGGCACGGTGAACGCCGTGAAAAAGACCGGTACCCGCACCAAGCCGAAGGCAAAGGTCGAGAAAGCGCGAATCGAGAAGTACGAGGCGGCCAAGCCGGACGGCACGGTCGTCGCGATCGAGCGCAACCTCGACACCGGCGAGCAGACCGTCACGCCCGTCGACTGATTCACGATGACCACTCCCCCGCCCGTGCCGGTGCTCGTCACCGCTGCCGATGTCTGCACCGCGATGGCGGTTACGCTGCCTGCGGATCAGACGGCCGAGCGTAAGCAGCTCGACTGGCTGTGTGTGCAGGCCGCGGCCGAGATCCGTCACCGCGTCGTCGCGGTGAACGCGCGGATCGCGGCGGGCACGCTCGACGCCGAGCGGGTGCGGGGTGTGGCCGTCGACATGGTGATCGCCGCGCTGGAGAACCTCGAGCTGGGGTTTCGGTCGACCGGCGAGACTTACCCGGAGCTGGCGACGTCGAATGTCGCTGCGGCAAACCGGCTCACGGTCGAGATGACCGATCAGCAACGCGCCTCGTTGATGCCGACGTACGCCGCCGGCGGCGTCTTCAACGTTCCGCTGGGCTGATGTTGCGGTTTCCGGAGCGCTGGGAGATCCGCGCGCCGCGCACGACTACGACTGATGTCACCACCGGCAATCCGGTGCCCGGGCCGCGGCCGACTCCTGTCGAGGTGAACGGCTCGCTCGAGCAGCGGTTTCCGGACTCCGATCAGCGTGAGGTCGGTGAGGTGATCGCCGATCAGCGGGTCCTCGTGCTCGAGCCCGCCGCCAAGTCCAAGGTGGCCGGCGGAATCACGAAGCAGCATCAGGCGATCGGCCCTGACGGCACGGTGTGGTCGATCGTTCGCGTCCCGGTGCCGCGCAAGCGCCGACGCCCCTCTGCCCCGATTCGATACCTCGCGCTGGTTGTCCGGCGCTCAACGGACATCAAGGAGAACTGAGCGATATGACCGAAGACACCACCCCCGCCACCGAGCCCACCGCCGACGAGGCCAAGAGCGACCTCGTCACGTGGAAGGACAGCGAAGGCAACAAGCACACGGGCGCCCGCAACGGATCGGGGTACAAGCGACACCTCGCCCAGGAGAAGCTGGCAGCCAAGGCCTCCGCGGCCGACGAGTCGGTGCAGAAGTCCGAAGAGTCCGCCGACACTACCGAGACGCCCGCGGTGGCCGCGGACGCCGCGACGGCTGACGCACCGACCGCCGGCGATCCCGCGGCAGCGCAGGGTGGCGAACCGGACACCGCTCCGGAACTCACCGGCGACGCCCAGGCTGCCGCCGACACCACCGAGGCCCGGCAGCAGTCCGCGCCGAAGCCCGGCCGAACCCGGACGTACGGGAAGGTCTGACCGATGGCTGTGCGCGTGATGGTCCACTCGGCCGAGGCTCGGCGCCAGGCGCACCGCACCTCGTTCGAGCAGCGCGCACGCCTGGCCCACCGCGTCGTCGACGAGGCCCGCAGCGAGGCCCCGGTCCTCACCGGCGACTACCGCGACGGCATGGGCGTCCAGACCTCCGCGTCTGGCGCTGACGTGCTGCTCGTCGACACCGACCCCGACGCCATACACAAGGAGTGGGGTACCTCGAAGACGCCGGCGCACATGACGATGGTCAACGCCGCCGCCCGGTACGGCGCCTACTCCGGCCGCCGGCGGCGTCGCTGATGCTGCCGTTCGCGCCGGGCGCCGCCCGCGAGATCCTGCGCACCGATGAGCAGATCGTCGAGGGCATCGGCAACGACCCGGCGCTGATCACCACTCGCGAACTCCCGGACCCTCTGCGCGGTCCGGCGATGACGATCCGCGCCGGGGTGAATCGTCGGGAGAATGCGTCGCTATCCAAGATTCGGCTGCTGATCTCGGTGTGGGTTCCCAAGGCCGAGCTGCTGGTGGACCTGGCGCCGCCGGTCCTGACCGATCCCGAAGAGCTGTCGTGGAACCTCGCGGTTCGCGCCGCGGAGGTCCTCGACATGAAGCGGCTGATGGGGCGCGGCGAGCTGTTCACCTTCCGTGGGCAGCAGTGGCGCGGCCAGTGGGACGGCGGTCCGACGACGATGGTCGATCTCGAGCGCGGTCCGGAGAATCCGCTGTACCGATCGGTGATCGAAGTCGTCATGAAGATGGGCTCGTAGGAGCCTCAACAGATTTCACCCGCAGCGGGCGGGTGAATTGGTCCCGGACCGGGATTGCCCTGCTCGGCACGGTCCCGGGTCGGGATCTCCCCCACCTCGTGCTCACAGCTCGTGGGCGTACTCAATCGAAGGAGGCTCTCTGTGAGCACCACACCCGACAATTCCAAGGCCTACGTGTGGCAGGACGGTGACGCGTTCCGCGCTCCGGTCGGCACCGCGCTGCCGGCGGCACCGTTCGTGACTCCGCTGGTGACCGGCACCTCGCCGGGCGTCACGTGGGATGCGTTCGGCGGCATCCAGGCCGGGTTCGAGCGGACCCCCGAGCAGGACGTGAAGAAGCACCGGATCTTCAACTACCGCAACGCGGCGTACGCAATCTCGCGCGGCCCGCTGGAGAACACCACGAAGTTCCGGGCGGTCGACTACAGCAAGGCCTCGGTGCTCACCGTCCTCAACGGTGGCTCGATCGCCGAGATCGGTTCGACCGATCACTTCGAGTGGAACATCGGCGACGGTGAAGAGTTCGCGTTCTTCTGGGCGCTGGCTGCACCGTCGAACGCCTCGGAGGACCGCATCGGGTTCTACACCCCGAAGGCCACCCTCGCGACGCCGCCGCCGGCGACGTTCAACGGCGAGGAACTCGACGGCTGGGATCTGGAGATCGTCAGCTTGGCACCGCTCAAGCCGATCTCGAACTTCAACCCGCTCGTTCCCTGATCTGACACCCGCGCAACACCTTCGAGAGGAACACCATGCCGAGCAACAGCACGAAGAAGAAGACCGACAAGTCCGCCGCCGACCCGAATCCTGAAGGGTCGGCGGCGGATTCCGTCGTGTCCGAGGACGATAGCCGGATCGATCTGATGGACGCGTTGCAGATCGGCGAGCCCGGTCTGCCGCCGGTCGAGGTGAAGCTCGGCGCCATCCAGTTCTCGATCAACCGGTTCTATGCGCCGCAGACGATCTGGCGATGGTCGGATCTCAATCGCAAGTTCACCGACGACCTCCCGGCCGACGCGACGGCCGCTCAGCAGGCCAAGCACCTCGAAGCGATCGAGGCGGCGAACCGAGAGATCTTCCAGATCATCATGGTCGAGTCCGACCACGACAAGATCGACGGCCTGCTGGACACCCTCGCTGACCGTTCGATCCCCGAGGTCCGCCGGATCGTCGCCTACATCAACAGCCTCGCGGGTCTCACGGACAAATGGGGAAACCCGTTGGCGCCCTGACCTACCTGGACCCGGTCCGGGATGGTTGGGGCGCGTTGACGGCCCGCTTCCGAACGCAGTACCAGCTCGACATCCGCACCTGCCTGTGCGAGATGCACTGGCAGGACGTCGTTCTGCTGATCGACGACCTCAAGCCCTCGTGGACCGAGACCGACGAGAACGCCGCCACGCTGCTCGACGTTCAGAACTTCTGGCTCGAGCTGGAGTACGTCAAGTCGACAACCACCCCGGCCGAGGCGAAAGCCGCAGAGCGTGACGCGAAGTCGAACAAACGCAAGGCGCCGCCGCTGCCGGTGATCCGGCCGGTCGCCTACCGCCCGCCGGCCGCGCACGCCGCCGCGGTCCGCCGGTACGAGGCGCTGCTGGAGAAGTACGAGAACGCAGGCGTCGATCTGATCACCACCGAGCAGATGGACGCCCGCGAAGTGATGAAGATGCTCGGCCTGGCGCCGGGCGACGTGACCGCAACGAACTGAGAGGAGGTGACCAGATGGCCGGCGGAATCATCGAGATCGATGTCGTCCTGAACGATCGGGATCTGACTCGTCGTCTCGACCGGGCCGCACAGATGGCGCGCCGCGCGGCGACCGGCATCACCGCAGCGTTCGGTGCGGCTGGCCTGGTCGCCGGTCTCAAGCAGGTCGTCACGGTCGGCCGCGACTTCGACCTCGTGATGAACACCATCCGAGGCACCTCGGGCGCCACTGCGCAGGAGATGGCGGCGATCTCGGACAAGGCCCGCCAGCTCGGCAACGACATCGCGCTGCCCGCGACGTCGGCGGTCGACGCCGCGACCGCGATGCTCGAGCTGTCCAAGGGCGGGCTGACGGTGAAGGCGTCGATGGACGCTGCCCGCGGTTCCCTCGCGCTCGCCGCCGCCGCGCAGATCGATGCGGGTAAGGCCGCGGAGATCCAGGCCAACGCCATCAACACCTTCCGGCTGAAGGCGACCGACGCCGAGCATGTCGCCGACGTCCTCGCCAACACCGCGAACAAGTCGTCGGCCGGAATGACCGACATCGCCGACGCCCTGCAACAGTCGGGATCGGTTGCCGCCCAGTTCAACATGACGTTGGATCAGACTGCCGGTGCGCTCGGCGTGATCGCGAACAACGGCATCAAGGGCAGCGACGCCGGCACCCTGCTCAAGTCGACGCTGCTCGCACTCCAGGACACCGGCAAGCCGGCCACCGAGGCGATGAAAACCCTCGGCATCGTCACCTACGACGCCGAGGGTCGGTTCGTCGGGCTCGGCAAGATCCTCGAGCAGGTCAACACAGCCTCGAAGAACCTCACCGAGGAGCAGTTCAACCAGGCGACATCCATCCTGTTCGGCAGCGACGCGATGCGCCTGGCGGGCATCGCCGCCAAGGAGAACGCCGACTCATTCCGGAATATGACCGACGCGGTCGGCCAGGCTGGCGGCGCGTCACGCCTCGCGGCCGAGATGAACAAGGGACTGCCGGGTGCGCTCGAGCGCGTGAAGAACGCCGCCGAAACCACCCAGCTCGCCATCTACGAGCTGCTGCGCGGACCGCTCACCGACCTCGCGAACTTCGGCGCCGACAAGCTCACCGGTGTCGCCGACTGGATCGGCGACCAGGAGGTCGACGGCGCCAAGCTCCGCGCCCTCGCCGACGCTCTGCGGCCGGTGGGTATGGAGCTGCGCGAGATCGGCATCGACGCCGCCGACGTCGCGAAGGGCACGACCGAGGCCGGCGGTGCTGTGTCGATGCTCGGCGACGGCGCGAAGATCGCGGGCGAGGGAGCTCTCGCCGGACTGCAACCGCTCCTCGGTGTCATCGGTGGTGTGGCGTCGGGGTTCGCGTCGCTGCCCACGCCGGTGCAGACCGCGGCGTTGGCGATGGGTGCGTTCGCTCTCGCCCGGGGTCGGATGAACCGGTCACTCGCGCAGGCGGGCGAGCGCGATGCAGCCCAACGCACCCGCTGGCAGAACATGGCTCTTGCGAGCCGCCAGTTCAACCAGGAAATGCGAACGCAGGCGCGGCTGGCCCGGATGCAGGGCACCGAACTCACGCGCGCTCAGCGGATCATGGCCGGTTACAACACGTCGACCGTTGGCTCTGTCGCGTCTATGCGCAACTTCACCACCCAGGTGGGCGCGGCTCGCGCTGGCGCCGCCGCGGCGGGCACCCCGATCGGGCGGCTCGCCGCGTCGATGCAGGTGCTCGGTCAGACCCGCACCGACGGCATCGGCCGGATCGCCTCGGCGTTCACAAACGCGGCGACCGCGGCCGGCGGGTACAGCCGGGCTGCCGGAATCGCGGCCGGTAGCGCGACAGCTCTCCGTGTCGGCGCCGGTGCGGTGTTCAACGCGGTCGGTGGCCTGTCGGGTCTGCTGTTCGGTGGCGCGACGCTCGCGCTGGCCATGTACTCGTCGAATCAGCGCAAGGCCGCTCAAGCTGCGGCCGAACACAAGCAGATCGTTGACGGTCTGGTCGGGTCGATCAACGCACAGACTGGCGCGCTGAACGCCGCGGGCGTCGCGCAGGTCCAGCAGTCGCTCGCCGACATGAAGTACGGCGACAAGAAAACGAACCCGTACGACACACTCGAGGCGAACAAGCAGCTGGCCATCAGCGCTGACACCTTCACCAACGCCGCCGCCGGACAGCGCGACGCGATCGACCAGGTGAACCAGTCCCTCGACAACCAGACCTCGAAGTCCATCCAGGCGTCGGACTTCTGGCGGTTGCACGGCGAGTCCTACCAAGAGGTGGGCGTCTCGGTCCAGGAGTTCACCGCCGCGGTTCGCGGCAACGAGAAAGCGCAGGACGAGGTCGAGCGCAAGCTCGAGCGCGGCGGAATCAAGAACTGGGCCAACACCTGGCGCGATGCCCGCGAGGATCTCGACGGCGCCGGACAGTCGGCGGTGCAGCTCGGCCAGCAGATGGGCCAGGCCAACGACTCTCTGACCGACGCGCAGAAGGCCGCCCAACAGCAGGCTGAGGCGCTCCGCAAGGTGACACCCGAAGCACGCACTCTCGCCGAGTCGATGCAGGTGCTCAGCGACAACACCGCGTCGGCGTCGGACAAGGCGAGCGCGCTCAAGACTGCACTCGATGCGCTGTCCGGTGGCGCCGAGGGTGTCGACGCCGCCCGGGGCCAGGGCCTCGCCGAGGTCGAGAAGCTGCCGGCCTTGTGGGAAGCGGCGTCTGCTGCGGCCGGCGGCTACGCCGGGATCATCGACCAGAGCACAGGGCGTATCAGCGTCAACAGCGATGCCACCCGAGAGCTGTCCGCGTCGGTCACGCGCGTCAAGGATTCGATGAACACCGCGGCGTCTGCCGCCTACCAGTTCGCCATCGAGAACGGGCAGAGCCAGGAGCAGGCCCGCCAGGCCGCAGTCGTTGCGTCGCAGGGGATCTACGACTCGTTCATGCACACCGCCGAAGGTGCCCGCCGGGCCGGTGTCGACGTCGACGGCCTGATGAGTGCGATGAGGGTGCTGCCCCCGCAGAAGCTGGTGGAGTTCATCTCGCTCGGCGCGGACACGACGAGGCAAGAGATCTTCCTCGTGCGCGAGGAGCTGAATCGGGTTCCCCCGGGCCACACCGTCACTATGTCGACGCTGTCCAAACAGGCGCAGGACGACATCCGTCAGACCGGCGCGATGGTCAAAGAACTCCCAGACGGTCGCGTAGAAATCACCGCTCTCACTGACGGGGCTCGCGCGCGGATTGACGAGCTACTGAAACCGGAATCGAAGACCGTCACGGTTAACTGGGCGCCAGGGTATGGCGGCGGGGTTGGGGCAGGCTGGGCGGCCACGGCACCGGCGCAGCCTCGGGCCCTCGGCGGACCCGTCGGATATGCGGTGGGTGGCGGAATTGGTCCGGACGGCGCGATTCGCGGGCCCGGGACCGGGACGTCGGACAGTATCTCCACGTTTGCGCCGGCGGGCGGCCATGTGTTCACTGCGCGCGAGACCGAGGCTGCGGGTGGCCACGAAGGCCTTCGCGCTCGTCTCGCGGCGATGTCGCGACCGGGTCGCGGTCGCGCGGCCGCCGGTGCGATGCAGGCTGTGAAGCTGTCCAACGGCGAGCATTACGCAAGTCCGGACGAGGTTGCTGCGGCCGGTGGCCACGAGGCGATCTTCGGTCTGCGTCGCATGCTGAAGTCGGTGCAGCGGTTCTCGCTCGGCGGGCTGGTGCGGTCGGAGCAGGTGGCCCACGCCAACGATGGTCTGCCCTACATCACCGGTGCCCGTGACTGTTCGATGTGGGTGTCGTGGATGGTGCAGGCCGCGAAGGGTCAGCCGCTCGGCCGGTTGTTCACCACGCACACGCTGATCGGCGGCCAGACAGCCGGGCTCGTACCGGGTGCCTCGCCGGGTGATCTGCTGACGGTGGGCACCTCGAGCGAGCACATGGCCGCGACGGTGATGACCGCGAACGGTCCAGTGAACACGGAGTCGGGCGGCAACTCGTCGCCGTCGCAGGTGCGGTGGGGTCGCGGCGCCGCGGGTGCGTTTGATCCGCAGTTCACTCACCGATTCCATCTGCCGCTCAACCTGATCAACCCGATCCCGCAGAAGGAGCTGACACCCGGCAACTCTGCGTCGCCGTACATTCCGGACTCGCTCGCCAATCGACGCGACCAGGACTCGATCCGCAACGAGGGCGATGGCGAGTCACGCCAGTACATCGAGCCGCCCAAGCCGCCGAAGCTCGAGGACGTCAGTGCCGAGGCGGCAAAGATCGCGACGCGCGGACTGCTCGAGACGTTCGGTCTCGAGAACTCGATCCTCGCCGATCCCGGGCAGTCGACGATCGGCCAGGCGTTGCAGATCGGCGCGAACACCGATCGGTACCGCCGCGAGCAGTCGATGTCACCGACCGAGAATGGCGAGGGCGGCACCGGGGTGGAGCTCTCCGACGAGGAGAAGCTGCGGATCAAGCAGGACTATGAGCGGGAACGGTTCCCGCGGGATCAGAAGTACAAAGAGGACCAGGCCGCGATCCGCAAGCAGTACCCGGGCGACGGCAATAAGGGTGTGCGCGACCAGAAGTTGTTTGAGCTGAAGCAGCGCCGCGACACCGAGGAGTTGCCGTACAAGCAGGAGTATCAGTCGCGACTGAAGGGCTCGTCGACGACGGGCGGCGAGACCGACGGCGACCCGAACAGCACCGACGGTGGCGGCGGGTCGACGGTCGACGGCACCGGGTGGGGTACGCGCGTGCAGCCGCAGACCCCGACCGACCCGTATCTGATGGTCGACTCGGCGCCCTACAATCCGGTGTTCGGTGCGGCGCAGTGGGGCAAGGAGATCGCCGCGGCACTCCAGATCGCCGGACTGTCACAGACTTTCAAGCAGCAGATGGTCGGGCAGGGTGACATCGAGTCGAAGGGTGACCCGCGCGCCATCGGCCCGTCGTCGCCGGATGGTACGCCGCAAGGCTGGATGCAGGTGAAGCCGGGGACGTTCGCGAGCATGCGCGACTCGAAGCTGCCTGATGACCCGTTCAACGTGCTCGCGAACGGTGTCGCTGCGCTGAACTGGACCAAGGAGCGGTGGGGCGATCCGAACGGCGCGAACTGGCCGACAACCGCGGGTTACAAAGATGGCGGTCTGCATCCGATGCGCGGCGACAAGGCGTCGGTGGTCCCGCCGAACACGTGGCGTGTGGTCGGTGATCGGGCGATCGCCGACGAGTTCTTTATCCCCGACACCGACGACCCGCAGCACGTGGCGATCGGCGCGGAGTGGGCGCGGCGCCGCGGAATGCAGTTGGTGCAGCTGCACGCCGACGGCGGTATCTCGGCCCGGGCCCGCGGCGGTCAGGCGGCGATGGCCACCGCACTCGCCGAGCCGCGCACCGAGGAGTACCACACGCACGAGGGACCTCGGAACTACAACTACTCCGGCCCGGCCGAGGATGCGCGCGGGTACTTCGGCGCCGCCCGCCGACATGACCGCATCGACGGCCAGGGCGTCGGCATCACACGAATCGGCCGAAAGGGATCGAACCGGTGACGGCAGTGCGTCTCGTTGACGACACGGTGGTGCGGCTCTACGACTGGCGCGGCACCGGCAAGTTCGTCGAACTGTCCGGGCCTCGGCAGAACCAGCACGGCGCCCAGCTACTCGAGGGCCTGGGCGGCCTGTGGGAGGCGCCGATCACGCAGGTGGAGATCAAGACCGCTCGGCTGCCCGGTGGCATCCCGGTCACGGTACGTATCGAGAAGATGCGGATCGAGATGGCCACCATCGTCCAGGGGCGGGACTCCGTCGAGTGGCAGATCTGGAACCGCCGGATCCGCGATCTGCTGTCCCCCACCCACGACTCCGCGCTCGTGGTGCAGACGCTGCCGTGGGGTCCGCGCTGGATCGGTGTGCGTCTCGCTGAGACTCCCGACGACCAGTTCGACCTCGACCCGACCCTGACGAAGACGCAGATCTGGAACTGGGAGCTCGACGCCTACGACCCGGATTGGCGGTCGAAGGACCTTACCGCGAACTGGGTGAACAAGGCCGGCACCGGTGTCGGGAATCTGCGGGTCGCCTACCGCGGCAATCGGCGGTCGTTTCCGAAGTGGACCGGCAACGGCGGCGACTGGGTCTTACAGGCCGCGCCGGGTGGCATGTGGAATCCGCTGCCGCGCATGGTCGCCGGTGAGGAGTGGGTCGCCGACGCGCACCCGCTGGCGTTCCAATTGCAGTCGACCCGCAACCGTGACAAGTGGGAACTGTTGCAGCGCGGGTTTACCGACTGGGTCGAGGAGGAGGGCGAGTACACGTTCGGCGTGAAGGTCGACGGCCCGACCTCGGCGGCGTGTCAGCTGCGCCTCGAGCAGCGGCACCGGAACCCGTGGGGCTGACGATGACCACCACCGCGTTCGATCCGGACGCCGTCTATCACCAGCTGAAGGCCGTCGAGAAGCGCACGCGTGAGCGGCATTTCGGCTCGTCGCTGATCCGGTGGTGGGACGGCGACATGAACATCAATATCGAGCTGCGCAACGAGGTGTTCACCGAGGGCGAGGACCCGGTATATGCCGTCGGCGGCGGCAAGACTCAGGTGCCGTACAAGTCGCCCGAGGGGTATTTCGCCTACGACTGGCTGCCCGACCCCGAGGACCTCCACATGACGGTGGAGATCCACGACCCCGACGATCCGTGGCGCGGCTACGAATCGCGCGTCACGTACAAGGCGCTCGACGTCGATCTGGTCGAGGACGAGGACGGCACCGAGTTCGTCGAGGTGACGTGGGTGACGCTCCTCGCGCACTGGGAACACATGATCTTGATGGCGAACCCGATCCTGCCGGTGATCTTCCAGCTGCCCCACATCTTCGCGATCGCGCTCAACACCCGCACCGCGTATCTCACTGCGTGGCAGCTGAACCTGGCGGTGACCTACGCGCCGCTGTACCGGTTCCCCGACAATCCGTTCTCGCTGAAGGCCTATCGCGAGGCCGTCGACCCGCGCACCTGGCCAATGGTGGTCAACCCGCGCACCCTGCTCGGCGACCGGTCGAAGCCGACCATTACGAACTTCCGGTTCGATATGGCGCTCGACGCGATGAAGCAGGGCCTGAAGGATGCGCAGTGCATCCCGTGGGCGCGTCAGTGGCTCGTGGGCGACCCGCAACCGTTCCCCGAGTTCATGACGCTCGTGCGCAACACGATCATCATCGACATCGAGCAGCGCGAAGGAGTGCCCGGGCTGACGGGCACGATGGTCGACGGCTGGATCCAGCTCATCGTCGAACTCGCCGACGACCTCGTGACCGAGGTCGTGCACCCGATCCTCGACCCGAACGACATGACTCCCCTGCCGTCTCAGACCCCGATCGGTGACGCGCTGGGCCTGGCGCCGGCGCAACCGTGGCCGGTGTTCCGCCGCGGCCAGTACTCCGGGCTGGTCGGCTCGCGGATCTCGAAGAAGAAGAGCACCGGCTCGGTGTTCTGGACCGGTGGACGCTCGCCTGAGTGGGTGAATCAGGGTATCGCTCTGGCAATTTCGACGGCGCTGGAGTATGTCGGTTTCGCGATGGCGATCCCCGGTCTGGGCAACCTGTACCAGGGGCAGCTCGACAACACGGTGCTGGCGTTCGCGAAGGTCGAGGACCGGCCCCGCGCGCGCAAGGCTGGCCGTTTCGGTCTGCGGCACGTGTGGTGCAGCGAGGGCGCCACGGGGTTCGGCATCTCGACCGGCCTCGCGCTGCGGCAGGGCTGGTACCTGTCGCGGCCGCACCTCGTGCGGCAGGCCGAGGTGCTCGACGGGTTCCCGTACCTGATCGGCCGGCACATCCGCCGCGGCTCGTGGTGCGTGTTCGAGATGCCCGACGAGTCGCTGTACATCGACCAGATCACGAACGTGAAGCATCGCCGCGACCGGGAGTCCGAGCTGCGCTACGTGCTGGTGTGCGGCGACGACGAGGACGACGAGGACCCCATCGCGCAGCTGTTCCGCCACTACAACGACCTCCGCACGGTCGGCCGAAAACTGTTCCTCGAGAGGTGACCTTGTCCGAGATCTGGCGCGCCGACCAACCACCGATGACGACGCCAGGCACTCGGCCGCTGCACCGGTTCGCCGAGTTCTTCTACGACGTCCCGATCCTCGAGCACGGCCAGTCATTGCACCTGACCGCCGACTCGCGCGACCGGCTCGGCCGGCACTGCGAGGCTGTCGGACTACTGAAGGCTGCGCCGCAGCAGATCAAGTACTGGCCGCCGCCACGCGGACATCACCAGCCAGGCAACACGGGGTTCTGGGTGCCGATCGGCACCCCGGACCCGCCGGAGATGACCACCCCAGATCCGGCACTGATGACCGCCGAAGAGCGCGACTTCTGGCGGAACGAACTCAAACACTATGAGTCACAGGACTATCCAGGAGAGAACTCATGACCAAGATCATCACCCCCGAGAAAGTGCGCGAAGTCGACGCGAGGTGCCGCGCCCGGGACGGCCTGTACTACGGGTACGGCGAAGCATTCAACGAGAACCCGAGGCAGTCCACCGATTGCTCTGGCCTCGTGTTGCAGAGCGGAGCGTGGTACGCCGGTCGCACCGACTGGGTCAACAACCGTTACGGCTCAACAGAATCATTCCGACTCGGCTACGCGATCGTGTTCTCGATCGGGTTCAAGCGCATGCCGCGCGGCGGGCTGTCGGCACTGCCGTTCAAGCCGATCATGCTCGTCGGGTTGCAGCACGGCGGCGGTGGCATCTACTCCCACACCGCGTGCACGCTGATGGGAATGGACAAGCCTGGCGGCGAGGTCAAGCAGTCAGCCCGCGGCGTCGACTGGGAATCACAGGGCGCTGGCGTCTTCTACTACGAAGGCGCGCGTGCATGGAACGACTCACTGTTCCACGACTTCTGGTACCTCGACGCGAAACTCGAGCTTGCTCCGCCGGTCAACGAGATCGACGCCGAGTACAACCGTGCGAAGAGCTGGATCGGCAAGCGCATCGACATCGCCGAGAAGCCCTGCCCCGATGGCGAAGGCAAGTTCATCCGGTGCGAGCGCGGACATATCTACTTCCACCCCAAGGTCAACACCGGCGCGCCCGCAGGGATGCGGGCGATCGCGATCCCCGCAGACATCTTCGAGGTGTGGAAGGGCCAGGGCTTCGAGCGCGGCCCGCTCGGCTACCCGACGGTGCGCCACTACACCGACCCTGGTGTCGGCACCATCCAGGGCTTCCTGGGCGGCGCGATCTACCGCAAGTTCGGCACCGCTGGCGGAGTCTTGGTCGGCGACATCGGCCGTCGATACTCCGCCCTCAAGGCCGAGCAGGGCCCGTGGGGATACCCCCTCGGCAGCGAGAAGTTCCGCGACGGCGGCCAGCGCGTTCAGGAGTTCGAGCACTACGACGCCTACTGGCACCCGTCCAAGGTCGTCGACTTTCTCCGGGATCCCGAAGCACCCAAGAAGTAACCCAGCAAAGGAGATTCACCATGTCCGTATCCACACACACCCCTGTCCGTCTGATCTTCGGCCGAGAGCCGGCGCTGATCTCGGCGGCGATCATGGCCATCGTCGGCCTGTTCTCCGGGTTCGTGCTCCCGATCTCGTCGACGACGCAGGCGCTCATCCAGACGTTCGTCGGTGCGCTCCTGGCGCTCTGGGTACTGGTCGCTGTCCGGGAGAACACCGTGCCCGGCATCCTCGCGGTCATCCAGGCGGCACTGCCGCTGGTCGTCGTCGCCGGCGCCGACCTCACGACCGATGAGCAGGGCCAGATCTACGCCGCCGCCGCGATCCTGCTTGGTCTGCTGGCCCGACCGAACCTGACGTCGAAGGTGTTGGACGAGGTCCGGAACAGCGAAGTCCGCAACAGCAACAACGTGTACTACTACGGCGGATGATCCGCGATCCTGGTCCGTCGCGGCGGATCTCGGACCTGATCCACCTCCGGGTCAGTCTCATCTGGCCCGAGGTGGTCGCCATCCAGGCGTGCGTGCTGCTCGCCGCAGTGCTGCGCGGGCTGGATTACCTGATTCCCCCCGACGGCAACACGACCACGCTCAGCGTGGTCGAACGCATCGTCAGCATCGAGACGTGCGGCGTGCTGTTCCTCGCCGGTGGACTAATGGGACTGCTCGGCCTGGTCCTGCGCCGGCCGCCGCTGATCCCGTTCACCTCGATCGCGCACGTGATCCTGCTCGCCACCTACGGCGGGTTCGCGGTCGGCGCGTTCTTCGAGACGTTCGGCCGCGACCCAATCGAGGGATGGCGCACACCGGTGGACTGGCTGCTGGTGTTCGTCGTCATCCATTGGGGTTTCGCTGACGCGAGTATCGATGCATGGCGCGATGATCGAGACGCACGAAGGAGTGCCGGTGCCCGGTGAGATTGCGCAGCATCTACCAGAGTGGTCGGTGATCATCGTCGTGATTGCGGTGGCGCTGAACTACTTCGGCCGGATGCTCTCCGAGGCGTCGGAGTGGTGGGCGAAAGTGCTGGGGCCGCTGGGCAAGCGGTGGCGCGAGCGCGGTCTGCGTCGCGCGGAGGAGCGTCGAGCTGCACGGACCGTGCGCCTCGACGAGATCGAGGACATGACGCGTGACCGCGACTACTTCAAGTCGAAGGCCTACGCGAACGAGGACCGGCTGCACCTGCTCGAGGACGGCTACCTGCCCTATGACGCGGAGTGGCACCGCAACGCGCGGCTGCGCGCGATCGAGTCGGGGTGCGATCTGCCCGAGCACAAGGGCTACCTCGAGTGGATCAAGGGCGGCGGCACGCCGTCGCAATGACTGTTGAACTGATGAAAGGCATGTCGTGACCGCTGATCTGGGCGAGTACCTCGGTGAGTTGCTGCTGAAGTGCAAGGTGTACGGGCTGCGGACGCCTCCGGGCGAGCCGCCGCTGATGATGGGTCAGCTGTCGATCGCGGGCAACGATGCGGCGATGGCGGTGCCGGTGCTCCAGGGCGACCCGGGCCAGCAGGGTCAGCCGGCGCAGCCGTTCAAGTGGCAGTTTCCCTCGCTCGAATCGACGAGTGAGCTTCCGCCGCTGACGAACACGCCGACCGACATCGGCAAGTCGTACGTCATCAAGGATGGCGGTGGCACCGCCGACGTCGCGTACTGGAGCGGCCTCGAGTGGAAGTACTTCGCCGACGCGTTCGGGCCCGGGCTGCCCGGTCCGACTCCGGACATCACGGTCACCGGCGAGCTGGTCGACGAAGAGGACCCGTTCGAGGTCGAGGTGTCCGGCACCGACGAGGCGCCGCACTTCCACATCAAGATGCCGGCCACGCCAGGACCCCCGGGAGTGACCGGCCCGTGGTTCCTGTTCGACGACACCGAGACCCGCAACGCGGGTGACGTCCCGATGTGGTCGACAGCAGACGCGAAGTTCGTGCCGCGCTCGCTGCTCGAGATGGGTTCGTTCCCGCGCGTGCTGCGCCACACACAACCCGAGTCTGCGTTCACCGCGTACTCCGGGACAGCGGCGTCGCAGCAGATCTCCACGATGGCGCTACCGGCCCTCGAGTACGCCTACCAGGTCGACGTGTCCGGCCACGTGCGCGTCGGCCGCAATGCGTTCGGCACCGGGCAGATCGCGATCGTGGTGCGGCTCGGCGACCCGACGACCGGAACGATCGTCGCGAAGGGTCTGGCCGTCGACAGCGGCCCGTGCATCATCGACGCGCATTACTCGACGCAGTCCTCGGGTCAGTCCGGCTGGGCGTCTGCACCCGACGGTGCGCTCGGCCGGGTGCCGGCTGCGACCGCGACGAACCTGTACGTGACCGCGGTCCGGGAGTCCGGCGGCGGCTCGTGGTACGCCAACCAGGTCGACGCGCAGCTGTCGGTGAAGCTCCTGCCCGCGGTGGAATGAGGCCGCACTGATGGCTGAGCGAGTCACGAACGCGACGATCGCCGAGTGGTACGACGATGTCCCCGCGTCACCGGATCGGCCCGCAGATGGCGACTGGTACGACGAGCCGCAGTCCCGCTCGGACATGTCGCGGGTGCCGTCGAAGTTCGGCGGGCTGCCGATCGACCCCGATCTCGTGGCGATCCTCGCAGGAGAGGACGGCCTCGCGTCGAAGCCGGATGCGAAGAGCATCGCGCTTGGCATCGTCACCGACATCAGACAGCTGATCGAGTCGATCCTCGCCGGGCTCGGCGGGGACTGGGATCCGCTGCAAACATGGCTCGACGAGAACACCCCGGACTGGCTCGAGGATCTCACCGGGTGGCTGCCGAACATCGGCGCGGATCTCGCTGCGCTGCGCGACGCGATCCGCGGCGAGTACACCGGCAGTGATCACGTGCTCCTCGCGATCCAGAACACGATCGGCACGCTGCGGTCGCTGGCCGCGGGGATCATCGCGCCGTGGCGCATCCCGCAGCTGACGCTCTCGCAGCTCACCGCGCAGCCGTCGCCGAACCTGCTCACCGGGTTCGGTGACTTCGCCGACGGATCGACCCTCGACGGCAGTGGCGTGTGGACGTGGGACGGAGCGGTCGGCAAGACCACGCCGGGCTCGGCGCGCGCAACTGCCGACGGCACGCTGAAGGTGCTGACCTCGGAGGCGATCGCGGTCTCGGCGGGCCAGCAACTCGAGTGCTCGGGCTGGGTGCGCTGGCAAGGCGCGTCCGGTAGCGGGCCGTGCATGCAGCTGCTCGTCGTCCCGTACGTCGGCGCCGCGGCCCAGGCGCCGATCGTGATCTCCAACATCGTCGCCCCGCCCGGCACCGTCGGAGTCTCGAGCGAGAGCACCCTCGCCGGGTCCTACGCCGTGGCCGCAAACGTCACCGCAGTGCGCGTGCGTCTGACTGTCGAGGCCGCGATGACCGCCGGCACTGTGTGGTGGGACGACGCCGTGCTCCGCAAGACAGCGACGAGCATGCCGCAGCAGTGGATCTCGGGCCTGGTCGACGGCCTCGGCGATCTGTGGGACGGCGTCGAGAACGTGGCGACGATCATCACCCAGATCTCCGACATCTTCGCCGGTGCCGTCGTGACGCCGATCAACACCGCGGTGGCCAAGGTCAAAGACTGGTTCCTCGGACTGCTCGGATGGCAGGACAACACCACCTCGACCGCAGATGCGATCGCCGAATCCGTTGTCACCGTGGGCACTCAAGTCACCTACGTGCAGGAGGCGATCGCCTACCGCAGCGGCCGACCCGCCCACGAGACCGGACCCGACCGCACCGCGTGCGTCTCGTTCCCGTTCTCGGACCTGAACCTCAGCGCAGCGAACATCGCCATCAGCGGCGGCACTCACATCCACGAGATCGACGGCAACACCGGATACGAGAACTCAGGCACGAACCACCGCCACGACGAGGGCTCGCTCCAGGCCACATCGCCCGGATCCGGTCACGTGCACAACGTCACAATGGCCGCGCCGGTCGTCAACGCCACCGCGACGTACGCGCCGTGGGGCAATGTCATCTTCGACACCGCGGCCGAACGAAAAGTGTTGACCTGGATGGCATACAAGTCCGGCCAGGTTCTGAGTTTCCATCTCGACGTGTACAAGCTCGAGGCGGACGGGTCGACGACGTTCACCGGGTACACCTCGCCGAACTACGCCGGCGAACTCACCGAGACGCTCGCGTTCATGCGCGACCTCATGACCGGGATCTCGATCCTCGCCGACGAGGGCGACTCGTACGAGGTGCAGTTTCGGATGACGGGAACTGGTCAGGTGCGGATCGCTGGCGTCAACCAGCTCAACCCGACACCGCTGCCCGGGCTCCGGCCGTACGCGCAAGGTGCCGGGCGCAACCCGTCGACCACGCCGACGCCGGCCACCATCTCGACCGTCACGCGTGACGCGATGTACGCCGGGCCCACGCCGTGGATTGCGATCGGCATCGACATCGGACAGGCCACCCTGCCGCGCGTGATCACCGACGACTACAACCGCCCGAGCGTCGGACAGAAGTGGAAGGTGTTCGGCAACATCGGAATTGTCGACGGCAAGGTGCAGAACACCGGCAGCATCTTCGTCAACACCTCGGGTGCGCTGATGCACATTCAGCCGTTGGCCTACGACCAGACCGAGATGTCGTTCGACCTGTCCGTCGATCACGGCGAGACGGGCGGCGGCATCGGCTGCACCTCCACCCTGTCCGATGGGGTGTGGCTCGTCGCCGACGAGAACGGCGTCTATATCCAGACCGGCGCCTACAACGCGCGGACCACCCGCGCCTCCGGGCCTGCGTCCGGATCGGGTCGCTACTACGCGACCTGCACCCTCGAGGCAGGCGTCTGGGTGTACCGCGGATTCAAGGGTTCGCCCGACACTCCGCCGGTCGTGGTCTGGTCTGACGACACCAACGTCGCCGCCCACGGGATCGGTCGGAGGTTCGTCGCGAACGTCGCGCGGAGGGTGTTCGTCGACCCGTCCGGGCGTCTCGACAACTTCGCCGCCGTCGACCTCACGGACGCGGCGTGAGCTGGTCCCCCGCGGGGCCGGCCACACCTACAGTCGACCGGCTCGGCTGGACACCCGACGGCCCGGCTTCGCCAGCGTTGCCGGGCGTCGGTTGGTGGAACGTGCCGCAGGCTGCGGCTGTCGACGGCGCGGCCACGTCCGATGCAGCGCTGATCGATCAGGCATTCGGGGTCCGCGATGGCGCCGCATCATCGGACTCGCTGTACATGGGTCTGGATCCGGCCAACGACTTCGAGGTCCGCATCCGTGTCCGCGACCACGCGGTGCTCTTCGATCGCGCGGCGGTGTCAATCGACGAACGGGTCCTCGACGCCGCCGCCGCGAGCGACCGGATGCGACTCGGCGTCCGGGCGCGGGATGGCGCAGCACTCGGTGACGGTGCGCTCCTCGGCGCCGACGTTTTCGCGCGAGACGACGTCGCGCTCGCGGATCTCGCCGCGCTCCGGGCGCGCCAGCTGGTGCGTGATGCGGCCGCGCTCGGGGACGCAGCGACCGCAGGCTTCACGCCGATGTCGCCGACAGCGGCCACGTTCGCCGCGGCGGGCACTGCGTCGTTCCCGGTCCCGGTGTGGTCACGCTTCGTGGCCTACGCGATCCTCGGCGCTGGCGGCGGCGGTGGACGACACAACTCGTTCTCCGTCCTGACCGGACGGGGCGGCGGCGCCGGCGAATGGCAGACCGGCATCCTCGAGCGCGGCGTGCACATCCCGTGGACCGCGACCACGATCACCGTCACCATCGGGACCGCCGGCGCGGGCGGCGCGCTCAACGGCACAGCGGGCGGCGCGACCACGATCACGATCCCCGGCGTCGGCACCGTCACCGCGGCCGGCGGCGCCGGCGGTCTCGGCAACCAGGCCGGGCCACCGACCGACGGCGGATCACCCGGGGACGTCGAAGTCGACGGCCAAACCTACAGCGGCGGCGAAGGTGGAGCATCGGGCGCCGGATCGAGACAGCCCACAGCGGGCACGGCGCCCGGCGCCGGTGGCGGCGGCCTGGTCAACGGACAGCAGAACGGCGCGAACGGCGCCATCGGACGAGCCTGGCTTCGCGCCCGGCAGTAACCACATCGAGAGGACCCCAGCATGGCCACATACCAGGACGCACACCTACTCGCTGCCACCGCAGCGATCACCGCGCTCGGCAACAGGATCGGGCTCTACGTCGACAACACCCGCGTCGGCACCGTCTACGTCGACACCACGTGGGGCCCTCCCGCGAAGGTCACCGAGGACGGCTTCACGTGGGGCAAGTCCGTCGGATCGGCCGGCACGATCACCGTCCCCGGCGGGACCCTCGCCAACGGCGCGGTCATCAACCGCTACGGAATCCTCAACGGGTCAACGCTCCTGCGCACCGAGTCGCTGCCCGTGGCCCTGACCATCAACGACGGCACCCAGGCGTTCAGCGTCGACGTCACACCGATCTTCCGACTGCGCGCGGCCTGACGTGACGACCCGGAGGCTCGACGTGGCAAGCGCCGGACTCGTCATGGTCGGCATAGTCTGCGGAGTGTTCTCCTGCTGGTTGGCAGGCGTCGAGGCGTTGATAATCACTCCCTCCGCCGCTGCGCTCACTGTCGGGGTGACACGCTTGTTCAAGCGTGAGGCCCCGAGAGAGTAGACACCTCAGGCAGCGAGCAGACCCATCGACGCGGCGCTGTCGTCTCCGTCGTCAGTCAGCGTGATCCGTTCGAAGCGCTCGACCATCGCGGCAAGCCGGTGTGGTCGGACTCGGCTGTAGCCCGCGGTCATCTCGGGGTTGCGGTGGCCCATGTACTCCTGCGCGAGCCGTAGGTTGTCGGTGGCGTCGACGGCCTGCGTGCCCGCCCAGTGGCGCAGCGTGTGTAGCGTCGACCGCACTCCGCAGGCGTGGAGGTGGGTGTTGACGGCCTGGCTGACTTGCTGGGGTGTGACGGGGCCAGTACCGCGTAGACGTTGCCAGCATGGGCCGTGGGTGGGCAGCTGCGGGTCGATCTGGTCCCACACCCACCGAGGGATGGCGGTGATCCGTTCGGCTTCCCCCTTGGTGCGCTTGAGGTGTATGTAGACCGCTCCGCGGTCGATGATGAAGTCCTCGACGAGAAGGTGGGCGATCTCTTTCGCGCGAAGCCCCCCGTAGGCGGCGAGCAAGATCCACGCCAGCAGTCGCGGTGACGCGAGGCGCGCGGACAGTTGCAGGTCGCCGGTGGCCATCGGTCGCGGGACGGTGACGCGTGCGCCGGGCGTCACCAGCAGCGCGGCCGGGTTGTCGGGTCGGAGTCCGCGGGCGTGGGCCCACATGTAGTAAGGCCGGATGTAGGACGTCTTGATTCTGATCTGTTGCCGGGGCAGCGAGTCCTGCCACTGTTCGAGCTGGGCCTCGGTGGCGTCGAACGGGTCGCACTCTATGAACTCCGACAGGTATTGCAGGTGCATGCGACGGAGTTTGATCAACCGGTCGCTGCGGCCTGCGCGCATCATCCACCTGCAGTGGTCGTCCAGATGGCTGACCGAGGAACCGTACTGACCTCCAGGCATCACGTTCACCGTGGCACTCCTTCAAAAAGCGGGGGGGGGGGGGGCTATTAGCCTCCGTCCCTTGAGGATCGACGATCGACGGCGTCCGTTTCGCACTATTCGGCAGAATGTGCACGATCGTACGAAAAAGTGTGGAAAGCTAAATACTTTGCACGCGCGTGGAGCATCGGACCGCAGTTCGATCACGGCCGCGCGTCGAGATGGCGGTCGCGCGCATGCCGGAGCAGGCGTACTCCGTCCCGTGTGATCCGTCGGTTGTGGGTGAAGTCGTCCGTGCCGGTGCCGCGCTCGGCTCGCAGTTCAGGATCCCGCTCATGCCGCGGTGACCAGCTGCACGACAGTGCCGTCACCAGCGCTATCGCAACTACAGCATTTGTCTGCGTTTGGAGAATCCGGACTAGTCGCGCCTCCGTCCGGCCCCGGATCATCGCCCGAGACCTCTCCGGTTTCGAGCCAGTGCAGATCGACTCCAGTAGCCATCGCCCACGCCATGAACGTGGTCCTACGAGGCTGTGTCTTCCCTGACTCCGCGCGCTGCACGGTAGCCGGCGTCACGTCCAGGCGTTCGGCAAGTTTGACCTGGGAGAGTCCAACGTACTCGCGCGCGACAGCCAAGCGCTGCCCCGCGTTGAGCACCGGGATGACTCCTCGCGCTGATGCAGTGGTCATTTGTCTCCCTCTCCCTGGTCGAGCCCGTCTAGACGGATGCGTCGGCCCTTCGGCACAGCCCGCATACGCTGGAGGAACAACTCGTCACGGCCCATGTCGGTCTTGCCCGCGTACTTCTTGCTCGCGTCCTGCCGCCGCTGATACCGGGCGCTGCCCCCGCCCTTCCCCGCGGACTTTCCGGGCCCCCGGTTCAGCAGGTGATCCCCCGAGTTCTTATCTGCCATATCACGCAGCCTAGCTGCAATGTGTTGTAACTACAACACCTAGAAGTGAGACTCGAAGAAATCGGCGTCTTGACAAAATGTTGCTATTCAAACATTGTGTCACTCATGAACGACGTCGTCGGAATTACATCCTCCGAAGATCCGCCTATCTCGACGCTGGAAGCGGCCCGCGTCCTCGGCGTCGTCCCCGTCACCGTTCAGCGATGGGCCCGCCAAGGTGTGATTGCCGCCGAGAAGATGCCGGGCAAGACAGGCGCGTACATCATTCGTCGGAGCGAACTCGAACGATTCCGCTCTGCGCGCGCAGATGGTGCCAGCCAATGATGTCGCTAGCCGCCCGAAGCCGGCACAAGAAACTTGAACTCCCCTGTGCTGAGCTCGATCTGGCCAGCAGTGCTTACCGAGCCGTCCCCAACTTCGATCTGGTAGTTCGGCTGTCGTTGCGTCACCTCAACCGAGAAGCGCCATTCACACCAGCCCACGAGACCGGACTCGTCCTTGAGCAGCGACCCCTGAGGGAGCTCGGATTCGCCGACGAGTTCGCCGTCCTGAGTTCGCACGATGAGCGAAGTGCCGCGCTGAATCGTGCCGCTCGCGCTCGACACAACGCACGCTTCGGCGTCGGGCGCACCGATCTGCGGGTAGGTGACCATCGCGGAGATCGTTCCGCTACCTGCAAACCCCTGGTCAGCCCCGCCGCCGGCGCTGTCGCTTCCGCCGCCGCCACACGAGGTGACGAGCAGTCCTGCCGAAATGGTCGCGGCTGCAATCGCTGTGCTGATTCTCATTCGAGGATCTTAGGTGATCTTGCCTGGTCGCCGGCGGTTGTCGCGTGACCGGGTCGGTGTCGGGTCAGGAGACGGCTGGGGCGATTGAGATCCTCCCCCCGGTCTCAGGCGCCTCGGCGCCGAGGGACGCCGCAGTGCGCGCGCCCCAGTCGTTCCCTGACCTCGACACCGACCTCGCCGCGGTGTGTGACTGCGACGTCGACGCGATCGTGGGCTGGCATGTGTGGCGCGCGCTGCAATTCGACGCGCTGATCGAGGCCGGTATCGCCGCGGTCCAGGACCTCGTCGCAATGCTCACCGTCGGCCAGCCGCTCCCGCCGCTGGACTCCGTCGCCGAGATGGCGCGCGCCACGAAGGCCGAAGCCACTCGCGCACATGGACTCTCCCCTCTCCCCTGATCTCCCGTTTCTGTTCCATCCCTCTCCCTCACCAAAGGAACGACACATGATCGAGTACATCTTCAGCAACGTCGGGGCCTGCTACCTCACGGTGGCTGGCATCTTCACCGGCCTCGTGCTCCTGATCGACCGGAGGCACAGCCGCCGGTGGCAGCCGATCGAGGTCGATCGCGGCGAGATCGTGAGCGCCCGATGAACACGACCATTCACCCCGAACCGTCCGCGCTGGCTGGCCGCGCTGTCGTCGTGCTCGCGAAGAGCATCGCCACCGAGGTCCCGCAGCCGATGGTGTTCATGGTCGAGGACTACTGGGACCGCGTCTCCGGTGGCTCGTGGCAGACCTCCGTCGACAGCCCGGACGCCCTGGCCTACGGGCTGCGCGCTGGGTTCGCGGATCTCCCCCTCGACGACGAGGTGCTGTACGGGTCGATCGGCTCGACGACGAACCTGATCCACGTCAGCGAGGTCATGACCGCCGACGAGCAGCGCCAGCTGCGCGCCGAGAGCCGCCTGGCCCGTCGCCTCAAGCGTGAACAGGCGGCGGCGCAGTGACCGCCGCCAAGATGCCCGGCGAGGTAAGTGACGCACTCGCGCAGACACATCCGACGTTGTCCGGTGCGGCGCTCGACGAGCTGGCGTACGGGATCAACCGGGAGTGCGCGGCGCAGGTGCTCTACGAGTTCACCGATGGCCGCGAGGGTCACCGCGCCGGCAGTTTCCGAGTGTCGCTGTTCGTCACGATGAGCAAGGCCGACCCGGAGAACATGGCCCGGTTGACGATCGCGTTCCCGGCGGAGGCGCTGGCTTTCAGTGTGGGCCAGTACGTTCCGAACGGCCTGGCCGCGCTTCGGAAGGCGGCGAACCGTGGGTGAGCGCCATCTGAAGCTGGTCCCACCGCTCCTCGAGCGGGTGACCGACCCGGCCACCGATCTCGAGGACAGCCTCGCGCACGGCGCGATGATGTCGCGCGCTGCCAGCGTGATCGCCCGCCGCGGTGGGCGTCTCGACATCACGATCTGTGACGGCGAGGGTGTCGAACTCGACGAGGACCCGGCGTCGACGCTGCATCGCGAGTTCATGGTTCGGGTGACCGCGCTGTTCGACAACGGCGTGCAGGTCCGTCGGCCGTTCGACGACTCGACCGCGACCACCGACATCCTCGTCGGTGTCTGTGACCCGGTCTCGCGTGAGGAGTTCCTCGGCGACACCCGCGTTCCGCGTATCTCCGAGTCCCTCGCGGTCAGCGATCTGCTGTCGCAACTCACGGGGGTCGGTGCCCGATGAGCCGCACACGTCCACCGCGCACCTGCCGATATTGCAGGCTGCCGGTCCTGTGGTGGCGCAACGCCAACCGCGACGGATCGATCTGTGTGGACGTGTCCGCCGACGACAACGGCACCGTGCAGAAAGTCGTCACCCATCCGGCCGGCGAACGGCCAGTCGTGTGGGGACGGCGCCTCACTGGTCTCGACCTGGCCACCGCGGTCGAGGCGGGCGAGCAGCTGTTCACGCTGCACGCCACCACCTGCTCTGCCCGCAAGCAACGCAACCCGAAACCCGAAGGCCTGCAAATCGCCTGGCCCAACCACAACCCGAGGAGATGACGGACATGCCGAGCAACAGCACCGCCACCGAACCCACGACCGAGCTGGCCCAACTGAAACCGTCCCAGCTCGTGGCGCACCCGAAGAACATCCGCCGCGACGTCGGCGACATCACCAGCCTCGCCGACTCGATCGCCGCGCAGGGCATCCGCCACCCGCTCGTCGTCGCCCCGAACGGCAAGCCCGACAAGTACATCCTGATTGCCGGCCACCGGCGTCTCGCCGCAGCGAAGAAACTTCGGCTCAAGACGGTGCCGTGCATCGTCGACACCGCGATCACCGACGAGGCCGACCAGATCGCCGCGATGCTCGCGGAGAACATCGAGCGCCAGGACCTCACCGCCGTCGAGGAATCCGACGGTGTCGCACTGCTCCTCGACCTCGGCTTGAATCAGAAGCAGATCGCGTCCCGCACTGGCATGACCTCGCCACGGGTCCGTAACCGCGTCAAGGTCGCCAAGCTCTCCGACGACATGAAGACCCGACTCACCGAGCACGAGGTCACTCTCGCCGACGCCGTGTTCATCGCCGACCACGCCGACCACCCCGGCGATCTCGCCGAACTCGAGAACGCGCTCGGCACGAACAACTGGGCGGTCGCCAGACAGCAGCAACTCGACCGTGACGCCGAGCGCAAACGGGTCGCCGCAGTGCGCAAGGCTGCCGAGGCCGCGGGGATCGAGGTCGTCACCGGATGGGACGCACGGCGTGACCTCAACTCGTCGGCGCCGGAGAAGCTGGGCACCACGCACCACGAAATGGAACGCGAGAGCTTCGAGTGGCCAGCCAAGCAGGACATACTCGAGCGAGCGCAGAGCGCGGACACGGTCGCCTACCTGCACATCGCGGAGGGAAGCCGGTCGCTGTGGGTCGGCACGAAGATGGTGAGCGAGGAGCTGGTCATTCTCTCGGCGCCTGCCCCGGCACCGGCGACACCCGACGGCGCCACCGACACCCCGACGTCGCCGGGTCGCTCTGACACGGCACAGGACACGGAACCGGACAGCCGTGGCGGCGGTGTCACCTCGGACGAGCCCGCCTACCGCGAACCGACAGACGAGGAACGCGCCGCCGAGGAACGCCGGGACGCGCTGAAGGCGGCAGCAACGGTCCGCACCGAGTGGGTGCGCACCCTGATCGCCACCGGCGACGACGCCGCCGCGACCAAAGCCACCGCGCTGGCCGCAGCGCATTCCCTGTGGGGGTTCAACGAGTGGGGCTTTTCCGACGCGTGGCCGTTCATCGACGGCGGAGCAGTCGCCGAGGGTGAGTTGGAATCCACAGCTCGGGCGTGGTTCTCGACCCCGCGCAAGCCTGCCAGTGTCCTCCTCGCGATCCTGTGGACGTCGGTGTTCCACACGCCCGCCGAAGCTCTCGTCGATGGCTGGCTGACCCACCTTGACCTTGAGGATCTGAGGTTCCTCGTCGCGTACGGTGAGTTGCTCGCCGACCTCGGCTATGTGCTGTCGGATGTCGAGACGGCTGTGCTCGACCAGGCCCGCGCGGAGATCGCTGCCGAAGAGGCCAGCGATGAGGACTGACAGTGCATCCCGACGACTGGTGGCACTCGCTGCCGATGGAGCGGCGCGAGCAGATCTACCGATGGGTGGAGCAGCCCAAGGCCGGACACCCGCAGACACCCGGGCAGCGGGAACTCTTCGCGGCGGGACGACCCGATGACGACTGAACGAAACCCGCGCCTCGGTGAGCCGTGGCGTGTCCGCAGCACCAAGTCGTCCTACACCGCGACAGGGATACTTCGCTGGAAGCCGGGCGCCGACGACGAACGCGAGTGGGTCATCGTTGGATCGGATGGGCGCTCGCACATCGGTGGCGCCGATCTGCCCAACGGATGGGTGCTCGTCGCACCCCTGCCGCTCCTGCCTCTGTCGACGGCAGGAGGGTCGCAGTGACGACAACCCTGATGTCGTTCACGGTGGGCACGAAGGACTTCCGCCGCGCGCTGCGTGCAGTCTCGCCGCACGCGTCGCGCGACGACAAGCTACCGATGATCAACCGCGTTCGCCTCTACGTCGACCAGAACAACCTGATGGTCGGCGCGACGGACCGGTTCACCGCGGCGGTGGGTCTGGTGTCGGTGTGGGAGTCGGATCTCGCGGCCGTCGGCCCGGTCGATCTGGCGCTCGCCGACATCGGCATGATCCTGTCCGTCTTCACCGCCGGCAAGGAGGCGTCGAACGCTGGCGACTCGCCGGAGTGGCAGCTGCGGATCGAGCTGCGGGAGAAGCGAACCAGCACCGCGATCGCGCAGCCCGACCTGTTGTCGTCGGCGGTCCGGGTCACCGACGTGTCGGGCATGATCCCGGGCGAGGTGCTCGAGTTCCCGGCGCTGCCCCCGCACTCGCTGTTCCCGAATCTGCCGCAGCTGTTCGCCAACCACCTCGCCATCCCGGCCGGTCTCCTCGACACGTTCGCCGTCGACGGTGACCTGCTGGCGCGGTTGAAAATCGCGGCGAAGGTGTACGGCGACAAATCGCTGATCCTGTCGACGCCGGCCGCTGACCGATCCCCGGTCCTCGCCCGCTGCGGCGACTCGTTCCTCGGTCTAGTGATGCCGCGCCGCATGGACGAGGACGAACGGATCGCGACCAAATCGTGGCTCGAGGCGTGGGTGCGGCGTCTGCCGCGGTCGTCGCGCGAGATCATCGTCGACCTCGACGAGGTCCGCCAGCCAGCCGACAAGGAGACCGCCGACGCCGCGCTGCGGGCCGCGGCCGAGGCCGTCATCTCGTCCCAGTTCGGCTCAGCGTCGATGTTGCAGCGGCGCCTCGGAATCAGCTTCAAGTCGGCGACACGCATCCTCGACGAACTCGAGCGCCGCGGCGTCGTCGGCGAGGCCGAAGGCAGCAAGGCCCGCGAGGTCCTGACGCCGCCGAGCGCGCTCGCCGAAACCCTCAAGTCCCTGACCGACGACGGCGAGGAGGCCGGCAGTGCATAACGACACCCCCACCATCCCGAACGGGCAACCGACCTGGTGCCGCGTCCACCACGGCGCCGGCACCGCGCTGCCACGCCGCCTCCCTGACGGCACGATCGGCGTTCTGCCCACCGCAGTCCCGACCCGCCTCGTTCGGCGCGGACCGAACGAGTGGGCGCTGCCCGCGCGCTCCTGGTCCCCGGGTGACCGCGTCGAGATCGGGCCGCTGCCCGACGGCGTGACCGTCAGCACCGAGATCTCGCGCGACCCGCAAGCCGATCTGGTGGTGGTCGAGCATGCTTGAGCGTCGCGACCGCTGCCTGATCATCGTCGGCGGCACATGGGAGAAGCAGTGGGGCATGCTTGGCGCCATCGTCGACGCCACCGAGGGCAAGTGGGCACACGAATGGGTCGACTACCCCGCGAGCTACGGCACGCCGCAGGCATACTCCGACTCCGAACGCCTGGGTGTGCTGGCGTTCGTCAAGAAACTCACCACCGTCTGGGCCCTCGGATACGACGATATCGCGATCGTCGGATTCAGCCAGGGCGCCGCGGTAGTGGAGCAAGGCCTGCGCCGTATCCACCAGGCGTCGGCACCGCTATCCAACGAGCGACTTGCCCTCGCACGCGTCCGGTACGTCGCGCTGCTCGGCAACCCGTACCGCGCGCCCGGCGACCAGGTGGGCCCCGACCCCGGCGGGTACGGCGTCATCGGCCCTCTGGCGCCGAAGGGTGTCGTGCCGATCCCGCTGGCGTCGCGGTGGCACAACTTCGCGCTGCCGGGTGACCTGATCTCGTCGTGCCCGCCGGATTCGTTGGTGCGCCTGATCTTCCCGTTCACGCGCTGGATGAGCGTGCACACCCTCGATCGGTGGGCTGCGGAGATCCTCGCGAAGCTGTCGATCGTGTGGCTCGTGCGCCACGTCCCGGAGCTGCGCGACCCCCGTCAGCTCCCCCGGTTGTGGGGACGGATCACGCGGGCGACCGAGGCCGCGTACTACTACCAGACCTCCGGCATTCACGGCCGGTACATGACGCAGCCGCTGGGCCCGAAGCACACCAACGCCGCACGGTTCATCGTGCAGTCCCTCGAGGAGATCTGACGTGGGCGACGAGGTGACACCCAGCCGAGCGCACCGTCAGGCGCAGACAGTCTCGGCGAACCCGCCGGAGGCCACCGTGGCGAACGTGGAGCTCGGTCGGCGGTACGCCTACTCACCGTCAGGCCTCGTCTGGACGTGTGTCGCCGCCGATCGACCGGCAGTGCTCCGCGTCGAGGACGCGATGGCTGCCGACTATGACGGTGGCCCCGGCGTCGCGATCACCGTCAGGGACGTCGAGATGGGCGGCCTCGTCGATCTCGTAATGCTGACGGTGCCCCTCGCCGCGCTCGAGGCGATCGTCGACCAGGCGAGGGCACGGCGATGAGTATGTGCGCCAGTGGAGTCCAGAACGCCAAGCTGCACCGCGAGCACGGCGAGAGGCCGTGCGAGCTGTGCGCAGACGCGCACCGCCGCGGCGCCCAGGCCCGCAACATCCGCTCAGGCCAACGATCGGTGCGGGTCCGCACGCCGCTGCTCGCGTTGCTGTACCTGACGGCGCCGATCGAGGTGCAGCGCCGCGTCGAGGCCGAGTTCGGCGAAGACGTGTGCGACGCCCTGGTCGACGTCCACGACCGCGTGCAGGACATTCCGGCATGACCGCCACTCAGCCGATCCGTGGACCACCCGCAACCGGTCCGCCCAACGAGATGTGTTGCGTTCCCGATGATGTGAGAGGTATTCGATGGCGTGGGTCCGAGTAGGGGACACCTCCGCAATGCAACCGGAGCTGCTGTCCGTGCTCGAGCACCCCGAGTTCGACGACCGACTACTCAACGAGGTGTGGGGCTTCGTAGTCCGATGTGCCGCCCAATCCGGCCAGCACAAAACCGATTACGTCGTCTCGCGCGGCACCGCCACCATGATCGCAGGCTCGACTCGCGTCGACGTGTGCGTGTCGGTGGCCGTGTGGGCTGACCTGATGTCCGAGATCGAGGTCGATGGGAGATCCGTCTACAAGATCAAGGACGACGACCCTGAGTTCATCCACCTTCGGCTGAAGGCCGAGATCGAGTGGGAGAACCAGAGAAAGCTCGACAACGCTCGACCGCAGTTGATCGTGCCAGTGCGTCTCCGAGATGGAGACGCGTGCCGCTGGTGCGGGTGCATCGTCGATTGGTTTGATCGCAGGTCCGGGAGAGCCGGCACCTACGACCACCTCGATCCCGGCGAGCCCGCCACGGTCGACACCTATGTGGTGTGTTGCCGCAGCTGCAACAGCAGCCGCGGAAACGGTGACGCCCCCAAGGGCCGATCCGAAGTCCTACCCCCGCCCGACCGCCCGTACTTCTCGGAGAAGACGGTGGAATGGCTCACGGAGAACCGTTGGCGCCAGAGCCAGAAGCTCGAGGTTCCGGCCCCGGCGCCCACGCGAATCCAACCCGGTGAACCCGCCGACGGCACCCAGCCGCCGGCAACCCGACCCAGCAACCCAGGATCACGGACGCGCGTTGCGCCCAGCGCACCCTCCGACGATCGGTCCAGAGTCAGCGACCACGCTCCTGCCGATCCCGATCCGACCACGCAGACGCGAGTAGCGCCCAGCGCACCCTCTGCACCCGCTGAGCCGGACGGCCAGACGCGCGTTGCGCCCAGCGCACCCTCTGGCCCCCCACCGGAGCCACCACCGCCGCCGAATCCGGATCCGGCGGGTATCTGCAGAAATCAACTTGATTCAGCAGATACGAGGGGTACAGGACCTGTCGAGTCTGGTCGGGCCGGGTCGGGTCGGGTCGGGTCACCTGATCAACCCACACCCTCGAAAAGTCCCTCTCGTCGTTCCCGTGGTGGTCGACGTCGAGGATCTCTCCCCACCGCTGAAAGGTGACCTCACTGTGAGATCTCTTGCTGAGCATCATGATCATCTCTCCACCGAGGACCGTGACGACTGGGCCGACTGGTGCGGCCGATGAACACCACCCGCGAAGAGCAGATCTACGCGGACGCCGAGGACCGGGCGCGCCGACGCATCGAGGCCAAGCTCCGCGACGTCCGCCGCGACCTGACCTATCTCGCCGACGTCTGGCCATACCTCGTCGCGCTCCGCGTCCCCGGCACCCGCAAGCGCTGGGCGCAGAACGACATCCGACACCGCGGCGTCCCGCTAACAGCCAAGCAACTCGAGGCGATGGGCTGGAAGGGCGTACCGCGGCCAGCGGCTGCCGACGTCAACGTGCTCACCGTCCTCGGCGCCATCGACAGCCTGGCGAACCGGATCTCGCTCGAGGTGCTGCACGTGCTGCCGCAGTACAACACCCGCGTGTTCCGGCCCGACGACTCACCGGCCCGCGACCCGCGGCCCTGGTTGCGGCTGCTCGCCTGGCTGCTCCCCCAGGCCCACACGGCCACCGTCGGCGACCCGGACCCGATCGTGTTCTGGGCCGAACGCATCCTCGACCAGACCCCCACCGAGGCCGCACGCATGATCGGCGACGTCCGATCCGGCCAGGACCTCGCCGGCATCTGCCCCTGGTGCGACGGACTCACCCCCGCCGGCACCGGCGAGGCCACGATGCGGATCCACTACCCCGACGAGATGGACCTGACCAAGCCGCTCGACCCCGACGCCCAGCTGTCGGCAGCGGACCGCAACCGGCCCGGCCCGCTGATCGTGTGCCACGGCGTCAACTGCACGCCGCCCGAACACGATTGCGGAACCCGCTGGCACGGACACCCCGCCTGGAACATGCGTGAGTGGGAGTGGCTCGCGAAGCGTCTGCGCACACCCGAAGGAGCGACGGCGTGAACGGCACCGTGACCACGTACGTGTGCGCCGACTGCGGCGAGGCGTGGACGCTCCGGAACACCACCGACGGCGACAACCGGCTGCACGAGCTGCTCGAGTCACACGCCCTGAAGATTGACCCGAACGTGACTGAGTGGTTCTGCGGACGGTGCGACCTCCTGTGGACTGTCACGGGCGACGACGCCGGCCGCGCGTTCCTTCGCGACCAGATCCAACGCGAGCACAGCGACCGCGGGCACTGGGTCACCGAGGTCGAGCGATGCGAAGAGTGCCGGCGCCCCCGCATCCTGATCAGACCCAACGAGCGCGCGATCTGGGCGCATCTCTCCGCCGACGCCGGTATCGGGCTGCACCGCGACGGGTTCGACGTTCACCTGGTCTGCCATCCCGGCCGGTCTCTGCTCAGGAGCCGACCGTGAACAAGCTGAACCGGCCCGTGGTGGTCGAGTTGCGGCCCGACGACGTGATCCCGTTCTGCACCGAGTGCGGCGCCCGCATTTACCGCCGCGAGACCACCGGCCGCTGGTGGCACCTGCACGGCCCCGACTTCTTCGGCCCCTGCGACTGGGGCCGGCCATACCCACGAGAGAGGACCTCCGCATGACCGAGGCGCTTTTCTGGCTCACAATCGCTGCGGTCTGGGTGCTGCTGTCGCCCAAGGTGTTCTACCGGGTCGTCGTAGCGATTACGCCGAACACGGCCGTAGGCCAGCGAGCTGCACGCCTGCTCGCCGCCCACCGAGGCCGCCCGTCATGACGGCGCCCACCATCGTCGAATTCCTCGAGGCCCGACTGACCGAAGAGGCCGAGGCCGCTACGTCGATGCCCGATCCTGAGAAGCACCGGCGCACTGTCGATTGCCTGCGCATCCTCTGTGCCCAGATCGTCAACCACCTCGAGAGCAACGGCGTCACCACGCTGACCGATCACCCGATCGCGGCCGGGTTGCTGGTGCCGGCCTACATCTGGAGCGACCACCCAGACCATAAGCCGACCGAGTGGTTCCCTCAGCTGAGCAAGATGGACCTGAAGCGGTGAGCGGCGCGGAGGCCCGGCGGTTCGCGATCAGGTTCGACGAGCACGAGGTGGCGGGCGTGGCCATCCCGGCCTCGTCGATCGAGGTGGTGCTGTACTACACCACCGGCCAGATGCAGGAGGCCACTCGGCGCAGCGGCATCCCTGCTGCCATCGCACGTGAGGTCGGCGGTGCGTTCACCTTCCGCAACCGAGACCCGTATCGCGGGCACCTCGGCGTCATGCGGCTCGCGCGCGACACGGACGACCTCGGCTCCGTCGTGGTGCACGAGTGCGTGCACGCCGCAGTGCGAGCGGCGAAGTGGATCTACGGCGTGGCCGAGCTGCGCCTCAACGACGCGAGGAGATCCGAGCGTGAGGAGATCGTGGCCTGGCTGACGGGCGTGTACGCCGACGGGATCACGCGGCACCTCGAGTCCAAGGGTGAGGCGCTGCGATGAGGGACGCACCGCTGGTCGGGTCGTTGCAGGCCCAGTTATCCACAGGCATACTGAGTCCGTTGGTTCCCTCATGCCCTGATGGCGTGAGGGTTTCGCTGTCTCTGCACCCGACGAGGCCGCTATGAGAGCGCGGCTGCGTGTATGCACCGAGACCGGGTGCGGCGAGATGCAGCGAGGCCCGCGATGCCGCACACATCAGTCCGCGCGAGATCGATTCCAGCGCAGAACGACCCCGACGAAGATCAACCAGGACCGCGACCGGGAGCGCCGGCGCGATGCCGTACAGGCCCACCGCGACCGGCATGGCGACTGGTGCCCTGGCTTCGAGCGGGAGCCGCACCGGGCCACTGACCTCACAGCTGACCACCGTCACGAGCAGCAGGCCGGCGGCGCGTGGGACGGCGCCCTCGACGTCCTGTGTCGGAGCTGCAACTCGCGCAAGGCGAAGCGCACCCAAGACGCCATCAAATCGAACGCGCGTTCGATACGACGCACGCATGGGGGTGGGGGGTACCCCCGCCGCCGCCAGGGGGGCCCAGCCGCGGGGGA